GCGAAATACTCCTCGGGGTCGATAAAGCTCTGCAGCGCGGCCAGCTCCAGCGTGGTGAACGGGCGGTGCCAAGTGCCGTCGAGCGACTGGATGCGCGCCACCAGCTTGTCGTTGGCTGCGGGCATGGCGGGCGCCACGATCACGGGGGCAAAACCGGAAGCGGGGCGCGGGTCGGCCACGCTCCAGTTCCCGTTGTCGTGGCACGCCGAAGCGCTCACGGCCCCGGCCGGGTCGGTGTGGCGCACCACGCCGTAGTGCCCGCCGGTCAGGTAGTGGTCGCCCTTGCCGCGCTGCATGTTGGGACGCGGGTCCGCCACAGCAAAAGCGCCCTGGCCCGTGGTGCTGCCTGCAATCACGGTGCCGCAGGCCTCGTGGAAGGGCGTCACGCTGTACTTGGCGAACGGCAAGCCCTCCTGGCGCGGGTCGGCCACGGCCTGGCCGGAGCCGTGCGCGCTGGTCACCGCGCGCGCCGCGTTGTCCCACGCCACGATGCGGAACTCGTTCGAGTGCTTCGCCGGGCCGCCGTGGCGCGGGTCGGCCACGCTGTAGGCGCCCTGCAGCGGCCCGGTTTGGCCCGCCACCGTGCCCGTGGACTCGCCCCAGCGGCGCACGCCCAGGGCCTGGCCATCCTTCCACTTGGCGGACTGGATGAAGCGCGGGTCAGCCACGGAAAACGAGCCGTTGGCCGGGCGGGATGCCCCGGCCACCACGCCGGTGGGTTCATCCCAGCGGTTTACGCCCAGCACGCCGCCGTGCATGTCGGGAACGATCAGGTAGTCCCGCAGGTTCCCATCCTCCACGGCCAGGCGGTTCAGGCTGCGCCAGTCGCTGCCCGCCTCCACGAAGGCCAGGCGCACCCAGGTCTTCCACTGCAGGGCGGGCATGCGGTGCATGGGGCCGCCCAGCGGGTCGCCCGGCAAGGGCATGTGGCCCAGCACCTCGCCCACGCTGCGCAGGGCGCGCTTGGGCGGCTCGTACAGGAACGGCGGCACCTTGCGCACAAGGCGCGCCACCAGCAGGAAGCGGCGGCGGCTCTGGCCCAGGCCGTCGCCCAGCTCGCCGCAGTCGTGCGTGGTCTCGGCCGTGGCGTAGCCGTAGTGCTGCAGCATGCCGATGATCTGGTCCAGCAGGTGCCGCCCCCGTGTGGCGATGCGCGGCACGTTCTCGAACACGATCAGGCCCGGCAAGTCGTCTGCGAAGGCCTCCAGCATCATCCACACGCCGCGCAGCGTCAGCTCGTTCAGCGCCTGGTATTTCACCGTCGAGGCGTGGGCGGCCGGCAGCAAGCCCGAGAAGCCCTTGCACGGCGCCGACAGGAACACGATGTCGGGGCACAGCCACTGCGCCGCAGAGCGCACCGTGTCGGCAGAGGCCTCGCGCCAGCCCTCGGGCGGCATGTGGCCGTACCAGGCCAGGTACTGCTGCAGGCTGAACAGATCCACGCAGGCCTGCGGCACACCCGTGAGCATCTTGAAGTCGGTGCAGGCCCGCCGGTCCACGTCGATTCCGCCCAGCACCACCATGCGGCCCCGGATGGTGCCTATGGAGGGGTCCGCATCCTTGAAGCCCGCAGCGCCCGCGCCGGAGCCGCCGAAGAGGAAGAAGCTCGTGACGTCCTGGGGCTTCATGCGGCACCGCCTTTCGCAACCATGGCGGCGTCGATGGCAGCATCTGCGGCCCCGGCTTTCAGGACTCCGCCAGTGTTCTCGTCGGCCCTGGCGATGCAAATGACGCCCATGGAGCGCGCGAGAAAGCGGTACCGCGCCGCATTCAGCAGCTCGACGGCGAGCCTGCGCACGGCATGAGCACTGCACTCGGCCCCCATTGCGGCTGAATCGTTGCCGCGATTGCGCTCGTCGTTCGCCAGGGCCTCCAGCATGGACGCGCCTTGTTCCAGCAACCCGGCATCCTGTTCGCTGAGCGCAGGCGCCGCCAGTGGATCTAACTCTGACAAACCAACCTCAACTTGCGAGTGTCTGAGCCCACCGCCAAGAGGTACCCACGGGCTCCACTGGCCGGTCGGGTCCATGACGCGGACTTTGTAGGGCGGCAGGAGTGGTGCTCCATCCTCCTTGGCGGTCGCTATCACATCGATAGCTGCCAGCGCTTCACCGATAAGCGCCTGCACTGCATTTGGGTGGCAATGCTGGGCCGATACCAGCTTGGCTTGAACGTGTGCGAGGCTCGTCATGCAGCCTCCAGCCGCCTGTCTCTTGTCGGCCATCAGTGCGCCGCCTTTCCTGGGCGCGCAAGCAAGTCCTTCGCAGGCTTGAACGCGTCGCAGGCGCCCACCATGTCCTTTGCACGCTCCAGCAGATCCAGCAGCTCCTCGCGGGACAGCTCCTCGGAGAAGTGCGCCAGCACACCCGACAGGAGGCCGCGGCACAAGGGGACCATCTCCTGGCGGGGCATGCGTTCTCGGCAGCCATTCACCAGCGGCGCGAGCAGCACGGCCGCGCCGTCAACGCCGATGTCACTCGCGGAACCGTCGCAAGACAGCTGCACATTTCCAGTTACTTGAACTCCCATCGCTCACTCCTTGTTCAGTCCACCGCCCACGCGGCCATGCCACGCGGGTCGAACGATCCACATCCACACCCCGTACACGCTGCACAGGGTGAACACGAATTGCTGCAGGAACAGCGCCCACAGGGCGCGCTCCCACGCAAAGGCAAGCCAGCCGACATTGCTGGCCAGGTAGGCGACGAAGCCCCAGCCCGCAGCGCGCGAGCGCCCGGCCAGCAGCAAGGTGCCCAGCACGCCAAAGAAGGCGGCAGAAATTTCGATGTAGGGCAGGCCGTTCATTTCTTGCCCGCCCGCGCCTTAGCCATCACGCCGTTGCTCCACAGCGCGGCCTTCTCGGCCAGGCCGTGGCGGTCCAGGTCGAGCAGGCTGTCAAACACCTGCGCGGCCGCGCGTGCCACCAGCAGCTCCGGCGCGCTGAACCCCACGCGGCCCGTGCGGGCGAAGCGGGCGGCAACGGCCTCGTAGATGCCGAGCTGCTCGGTCACCGCCGCCATGGCCTCCAGGGTGAACGGCGTGCCGTCCATCTCCAGGTAGCGCATGAGCTGGTGGTAGGTCAGGCCCGTTTCCATCCAGTCCCACAGCACTTCTCGGTCGGCGGTGCCGGCGGTGAAGCGGGAGATCAGGTCCCAGTGGATGGTTCGGCACAAGTCGCGGGTGGGGGCCTGCAGCTTGGGGCGCCAGAACTTAGGCAGCGGTGCGGGCTGGCGGCGGTAGGTAACGGTCACCACGCTCATGCGGCACCGCCTTCCGGCACCAGCACCAGGTGCTCCAGCTGCCATTCCGACTTGTTGGCGCCCTGCACTGGGCGGCTTACCACCAGGCCAAGCGCCTCCATTTCGGCCAGGTGCGACCACTTCACCCCGGCCATGCGCGCCAGGCGGTCGGTGCCCAGCCACTCGCCGGGCTTGAGCTCGCCCAGCGCCTGCAGCACCGCCGCGCGCTGGCTGGTCACCCGCAGGCCCTGGCGCGCTTTCGCCAGAAGCCCCTCGGCGCGCCGGCAGCGCGCCTTCCAGTAATTCGCGTCAGCCATTGAGTAGCCCTCCCTTTGCACAGAACGCCAGCCATGCCTGGGCCTGCGCCAGCGCCGCCTGGGGCGTGGTGCAGACAGGCAGGGCCATGTCGAAGGTCACCACGCCGCCGGCGGCGTCCGCGCACCGCTGCGCCACGCCCATCAGCACCTGGGACTGCCCGTTTTTTTCTATGGTTTTGGCCGCTACGGCCCGCCGTAACTGCGGTTCGCGCTGCAGTTTCAATAGCGCGGCGCGCGCCAGCGCAGACACCGCCAGCCGGTAGCCCACGAAGCGCTGGTGCTCCACGCGCCCGTCCACCACCAGGTCGGCCAGCACGTCATCCAGCGCGGGCACGCAGGTGGTCAGGTGGGCCAGCGCGGGGCGGTCCACCCAGGTGCCGGCCTCGGCCAGCACCTGCAGCACCTGGGAACGGAGGTCGGCCGTCATGCCGGCACGGCCCCCATGCCGTCGAGGGCGCGCAGGCGCTGGCCTTTCGTCCACTCGGGGCTGCCAGGGGGGAACGACACCAGCAGCACGCACACGCACTGGCCGTTCAGGAACAGGCGGGTTTCCTGCTGCAGCACGTCACCCACCCAGCGAAGGGGGCCGGGCTCGATCCGCTCGGCCGCCAGGGTGATAAAGGCTTGCCGGCTCATGCGTCGCCCTCCCCTGCGGCCTGGCGCTGCTGCGCCTTGATGCGCTGGTCCGCCAGGGCGATCAGCATTTCGATCTGCGCCGCATCGGCCGCCCGGGCCAGCAGCGCGGCGAACCGGGCGGCCAAGCGGTACACGGCGTCGAGCGTCAGCCAAGCGGCGCGGCATGCGATGTATTTCATGCGGCACCGCCTTCCGACGCTTCGGCGGCGAAGGCCACAAGCAGATGGGCAGGGTGATTCGTCGAACGCTCCAGCAACTCCCAGACAACGCGGTCCGGCTCGTCGATGACGAAACACGTATTCGCGTTGTGGTTCTCTTGCAAAAGCTTCGCTACAGCGGCATAGCGAAGGCCCGTCAGCTCACGAACAGCGCGCCCGTCCTGCACCGCCAAGACACGGGCGGCATAGTTGAGGACGGTGGTCTTCCCTGCGCCACATGAGCCATGGATACGAACGATCTTCATGCGGCACCGCCTTTCAGGATGGCGGCGATGGTGCGGGCCTGGCCGTAGAGCTGCTCCATCCAGGCCATGGCCAGCTCGTTGCTGGCGGCCCGCACGTCGCGGCGGTGCATGGCCCCGGCGGGGCTGATGTGGGTGACCGTGAACACCATCACGCGCCCCCTTCCTTGCGGGCCAGCGCGTCGGCCACCTCGGCGGCGGCCAGCATCTTCACGCACAGCGCCCGCACTGCCTTGCTGTCCATGCGCGCGGCCAGGGTGAACGGGCCCATGCTGATTTCTTGCACCACATGCACCTTCCCCCCGGCGATGGAGGGGTGCTGCTGGGTGTGCACGGACAGCGTGCCGGGGGATTCGCGCTTGCTGCGGGGAAGCAGCTCAGCGGTGCCGTGGATTTGCCAGTGGGAGGGGGCGTTCATGCCGGGGCTCCTTGCAGCGCCAGGCGCCGCGCCACGGCCTTGGGCAGGCGCCCGCCGTCCACCAGGTGAATCTCGCGCTCGTATTCCTCGCGGCTGAGCTGCATGTACACGCCCGTGCTCTTGAGGCTGGCGTGGCCCAGGGCGATCTGGGCCACCTTGAGGGGGTTGTCGCCCCGGCTGCGGCGCATGATGTTCATGCCGCGGGTGTGGCGGAACCAGTGGGGGCTGATGCGCGGATCCAGCCCGGCATGGACGGCCCACTGCTTCACGCGGATCTCATAGGCCCGCACGCCCAGCGGCCCGGCAATGCCGGCTGCGTCGCGCCCGCCCCATACCAGGGGCTGGCCCTGCTCCGGCGCCTGGCAGCCGGCGCCGAATTGGTCGCTCAGCTTCACCAGGGCGGCCAGGTGGCAGCGCAGGCGCGCCGTCATCACGAACTCATGGCCGCGCCGGCCGCCCTTGCAGAACGATTTCGGGGTGACCAGCCAGCCCGTTTGCAGCGCCTGCTGAACCATCGGCACGGTAAGGCGCGAGAACTCCTGGATGCGCATGCCCGTGAGGATCAGCACGGCCATCCAGTGGTGGTCGCGCTGGGCCAGCGAGCAGTTGACTGCCAAGGCCCCACTGAGCAGCCGAGACTGCTCTAACTCGGTCAAATATCGCTTTTGCATTCGTGAACTCCATGAGGTTTTTTTCTGTTGCGGCGTGCTCTGAATCCCACGCGGTACTGGCGCACACCAAGCCAGCCCACACCAGGGCCAGCACCACGCCCTGCGGCGAAGTCCCGGCCTTGTTCAAAAAATCGCTTCCCCAGCTCATCGCCGGCCCCGTCCGTGCTGCACCGCGTGGCGTGCGCTGTGAACCACGCTCAGCTCCAGCAGGCGCCGGGTGATGGGGTCAGCCACGGCCGCCTCGTAGGTCTTGCAGTGGTGCCAGCGCGACCACTGCGCCTCGAACAGGGCGCGCATGTCTTCCTCGCGCGCTGGCGGCGGCATGTCCAAGGGGAGCCGGGGTTGGTGCGGGTTGCTGCGGCTTGGCATCGCGTCTCCTTTGCAGGGCATCGATCAGCTCCACGCCGAACAGGAGCGCAAGCGCCTGGTTGGCGGCGGGCCCCTGCCCTTCGGGCGCCCGGTGGGTAATGCGGCGGTCGGGCCTAGTCATCGACAAGGCCCTCCAGGCGGTGCATGAAGTCCAGCACCGCGTTGATGACGTCGAACCCCTCGGCGCGCACGGCCATGTAGTCCTCGCGGGAGAACCGGGCGTCGGCGTAGCCGTTGCGCAGGGCCTGGGCCATCTGGCCCTTCTCGCTGCTCACGCGCAGCAGCAGCTCCAGCACCGCCGCGTCGCTTACGGGGCCTGGGCGCAGGTCGATGGTTGCGCGGTTGAACAGGCGGTTCAGGCTCTCCAGCACCCGCATGTCGCCGGTCTGCCGGGTGATGGCGATCAGGTCGCGCAGCGTGGGCTGGTGGTGGCTCTCCACGTCGGCGTCGGCCTTGTTGCACAGCACGCCCTGGCGCATGCCGAGTTCCTCGGCCAGGTCCTTGGCGCCGTAGCTGTGCACCACCTCGTAGAGCGCGCGGAAGGGGCTCACGGGCACTTCGTGTTTCGGGGCTTTTGGTGGGGTTGGCATGGCGGCCTCACTTGGAACGAGCGAGGCCAGCGCGGACGATCACGCCATGCTCATCAACCGTTTCACCAGCCGTCGAGGCCTCAAGCCGCGCAAGGAGTTCAGCCGTGCGCGTGCGGTAGCCGGCCTTTGCGCAGGCGTCGATGTGGTTCAGCAGCCCCACGGGGCAACGGAGCAGGATCGGGCGCCACAGGTCGCCCTGCCCAGGGCGGCTGGAAACGGTTGGAAACACATCGGTTGCGCGGTGTGTATTCACATTGTTCGTCATGCTGCACCCCGTCCCAGCGTCTGCTGCAGGCGGATACGCACCTCGCTGCTGCGGGTGCGGCAGTTAGCCTCGGCAGCTTTGTCCAGAGCCAAAACCATCTTCTTTGGAAGCCGCACCACCACCGGGGAAACGGCTGCGGCTGTCTTCTTCCTTGCACTGCTCATATCGAACCTCGTGTATTCACATTGATTGCATGTGAATGCTATGTGAATACACAAATGGTCGTCAACAGTTTTTTTTCAGTGGGAGAATTCGGACAATGGAAAATGCGAAGTTCAAGGCGCGCGAAGTGACCCCCACGGTGCTGCGCCTCCACCCCGACACCCGCGCGGAGTTGGTACGGCTCGCGTTCATCAACGGGCGAAGCCTGAGCAAGGAAATTGCGATACGGCTGGAAGAAAGCCTCAAGGCACAGAAGACCGGCGAGGGCTCGCCGCCTTACAAGCTGAACGGCACAGAACGCGATTCGCCGCCCGTCGCGCTCACAGACACCGACCAAGCCATGCTCGACATATTCAGGAAGCTCCCACCGGAGAAGCGCCTGGCCCTGCTGAGCCTGTTCCGGTAACCCATTTGTTGTGCAAGATGGCGTTGTTGCGAACACGCCCGAACGAACCATGAGCCCCTCGAACCTTCGCCACCTCATGCCTTGCGCCGCCATCGTCACGCTGGCCGCCTGCGCCGCAACGCCCACGGGGCAGGTCATCGAGGAGGCGGGCGCGCAGCCCACCCGAGATCAGGCAGAGGGCGCCATCCGCACGCACCTGCGCCGCACCCTGCGCGACCCCGACAGCCTGCGCGACTTCGCCTGGCTGTCCGGGCCCGACCTGGTGACGGGCACCACCGCCGGCGGCAACTTCGAGCGCGCCTGGCTGGTGTGCGTGGAATACAACGCGAAGAACGCCTACGGCGGCTATACCGGCATCACCACAGAGAGCTACCCGCTGCGGTTCTCCAGCCGTGGCGGACTGGAGATCGTTTCGCGCATCAACTGGGCGGGCGCGGACCGGAGCTGTTAACCCGCCTCGCGCGGGCTTTCTCGTTCCTGGCCCCCTGCTACATTCCGCCCATGCGCAGCACCTTTAAAACCATCCTGATCGGCCTGGTCATCAGCACATTCTTCCTGGTGCTGGTCTTTATGCTGGCCTTCATGGGCTACACCCCTGGAATGAAGCTGCTGCTGAACCTGATCATGCCGCCCTTCAACATCGCAGCGGTGCTGGCGGACCCCGGGCCTCCCGATGACCTAGAGCACGGCCGCCAGCTGGTCGATGTCACGCTCGTGGTGGCCTGGCTGCAAATCGGTGCGCTCGCTGCGCTGCTGGTGGCGGGCATGCGCGCGGCATTGGTCAGAATCCGTCGATAGCAAAGCTCCCCTGCGTGGCCACATGGCCAGGATCTGGCCCTGCGTCAAACACATCCACGGGCGGCAGGCGTAGCAGGGCCTGGGCGTGCTCGATGGTGCCGGCCAGCCAGGCGTCGACGTCGCCCAGCTCTATCGGGATCACGCTGCGCTTGTCCTGCAGTTCGAGGGGCAGCGGCTGCTTCGTCACCTTGTCGATCTCGGGCCTATGCATGCGGCTCATCAGGGGGTGTGCGTTCGCGTGCATGGTCAGCATGCTGTAGCTCTCATGCACCTCGCCCGTGCTGTTGTCCGTCCACGTGTTCCAGATCCCGGCCAGGCCCCAGGGCTCGCCATCGGCGCGGCGGAAGACCCACGGCACATGCACGTTAGATTCCCAGTTCGGTTCAGTGAAGTCCAGCGCAGGGATGATGCAGCGCTGGCCACGGCGCCACGCATCCTTGAAGCTGCGTTTGTCGGCCAGCTCTTCTGACCGAGCGTTGTTCATCGGGTGCTTCTGCTTCGCCTCCTCGGCGAACCATGGGATGAAGCCCCAATGACCCGCCACCAGCTCGCGGCTGTAGCCAGCATCGTCACGCATACGGCGGATGAACGGGCCGCGACCGCGTGGGAAGAGCGCCTGGTCCCACCACCGCAGCGGGTTCTGGCGCCCCACGCGCCAGGCGCGCTCGATGTCGGCTTCGGTGGGTGAGGTGTACCGATTGCACATCGCCCCACTGTACACCCAGGAGGCCAAGTACTGTATATTCGTACAGCCCATGTCGCCCGCCAGCATTTCATCACCCGTCAAAGCGACCATCCGCACGCTGTACGCGCACGGCGGGCGGCGCGCATGCACCGGCACTCTGCATGAGTTCACGGGCGAGCTGACGGTGGTGCGCCTGGAGGGGAGGTTTGGCACCACCCCGGCACTGCACCTGTCGTGCTTTCAGCCCCAGCGGCTTTTTGAGCCACGCATTGTTGACATGGTGAGCGGCGAGCTGGAGGTGCAGGGCCTTGAGCGCACCGCCGATGGGAGCTGGGTGGCGCAGGCGTGGCGCCTGCGGCTGGGGGACTGAGGACCAGGTCAGTCGATCCGCGGTACCGGCCCATCATCCTGCACCGGATAGCAGCCGCACCCCACACATTCGGCTAACGCCCTGGCCAGCTCGCGCTGGTCTCGCCGCAGGCGCTCTTCATGTTGTTTGGCACGGCGCCGGCCGCGCTGGGGGGCGCCTGTGGCCTGGTCAGGGTGGCGCGCCGGCATCACCCTGCCCTCGCGCAGGCCACGCCTCCAGCATCAGTCGCGCATCAGCGGCGTGGCCATCAGCTTGGCGCGCGAGTTCTGCACCGCGCTCCGCCATTCGTCCACCTCGATCTGCCAGCTCTTGGAATGCGGCTGTGCAGGTTGTGGCGTACTCAGCGATGGCGGGCTGGGCAGCGGTGGAGATTCGGTCGGGGAGTCCGGCAAAGTCGCGGCGCAGCCCTGCAGTAGTGCCGCGCAGGTCAAGCAGCAGGCGGCCCAGGTCCTGCTGCGCAGCTGCGTTGCGCTGCTGGGTTCCTTGGAAGTTGGTGAGAGCATCGTTCAGTCCTTTCTGGAATGCGGCCATGTCCTGCACGGCATCGCGCGCGCCGTTCAGCTCAGCGCTGGTTTGCTGGTGCTTGATCTGCTCGATCTCCAGTCCGTAGCGCCAGCTTTGCACCTGCCATGCGCCACCGAAGGCGACGATTCCAGCGACGCCGGCAGCGATCAGGTGGGTGGAAAGGCCGGGGATCATGCAGGCACCCCCATTGCATTGCGTGCTGCGCTGTGCAGCGCCTGTCGGTCGGACAGCCCGTTGAGCCCGCCATTGATGCGGCGGGTGATGGCGATGAAGTCGCCTGCATCGGCAAGAGCGTTAAGGTCGCGGCTATGCCAATACCATGCAGCGCTCAGCGCAGCCATGTCGGGGCGCTCCAGCAGGGCAGGCTCGGCCTCGAAGTCAGGCACGTTCGCCACATGGGCCGCTAAGCCATCGCGGGTGGCGCGGTAGTTCGCCCGGCCCGTGGTCTGGATCAGGCCACGCCCCATGTAGCGCCTGCCGTCGCCCGGCTGGGTGTTACCAAGGTCTGCCCGGCCTTCGTAGCGCTTCTGGGCCGGGGTAGGCCCCCAGATTTCGCGCACGTAGACAAGGCGCCCGGACTCGTGGCCGATCTGCGCAAGGAAGGCGGCCAGCCGCGCGGGTGTGTTGATGCCGAACAGCTCGCTGGCGCGCCGGATGTGCGGCAGCCACGTTTCGGCACGGCTGGCAGTGCAGCCGGCGGCTTCACGCAGAATGTTGGTGGTCAGGCTGTCCATACGCAGCACCTCCTTTGATGAATTGCCGGGGCACGCCCCGGGACCAGTAGAAGGCGGTTACGCCTTGCACCAGCACGATGGCCAGGCACAGCGCCACGCCGAACCACGGCAGCGGCCAGCCCAGGATGGGCCAGGCCATGCCCGCCATGGCCACGATGCCCAGCACCCAGAACGCCAGGCGCACCAGCACGCGGGTGCGGTGGCTGGTTTTGAGCATGCGGCAGAAGACCGAGAAGAACAGAGCGGCGCAGGCCAGCTCGTGCGCAATCAGTAGTGCGTTCATGGGTTGGGCCCTCCCGGTGGCGGGCCAGCCTGGCCGCCGCTTACGCGCGCAGCGAGCGCCGACAGGCCGGAGCCCATGGCCTCAAACACCGGCCGCCAGCCGTTGCCCAGCGCGCCGATGGCAAAGGCCACAGGCGCCAGCGCCTCGGTGGCCGGGATCTGCCACTTGCTCTGCAGCACCAGGGCCAGGGCGGACGTGAGCGCCACTGCCGTGAGCGTGCAGCGCAGCAGCAGCTTGGCCCCTGCCGCGCGGCTGATGGTCTCCGACGCGCTCAGCGGCCACAGCGCGCCGGCCAGCGCGGCGAACACGATCAGGGCATACGGCCCGGCCATCGGCCCCAGCAGGGCGATGGACACGGCCGCCAAGCTCAGGCCGGATGTAGACGTTGGCTCGGGCATGCGGCCCCTCCCTGCTCTTGTTGTTGTGGGTAGATGCTCAGCAGCAGCGCCGCCAGGCCGTTCGGCCCCAGGCGCCACGGCTCGCGCAGGCCCAGAGCGGCGGCGGCGGCCTCGCTGCAAAACCAGCCCTGCGGTGCATCGCGCACCATCCACCAGACGAACCGCAGGTTTCCCGGGAGGTCGTAGGGCTGGCCCTTGTGCAGCTCGAACCAGGCGCGGGCCTGGGCCTCCAGGCGGGCCGGAAGCTCGATGAAGTCCCAGTGCTCGGGGTCGTAGTCGATGCGCTTGAGCCGCACGCCGCCGTCGATGAAGCTTGCGCTGCCGCTCATGCCGTCGCTGAACACCAGCTCGCAGTGGCTGTAGGGCCCACGGTCCACGGCGCGGGCCGCCCGGCTGTAGAGGCCCTGCCAGCCGGGGCGGGTGGCCTTGTAGAACGCGGCCCTCATGACACCTGCCCGCCAACCAGGGCGATAGCGCCCAGGATCTCGCCCGCAACAACCAGCGCCTGTTCATCCGTCGGAGCGCGCAGCACTTCGTACTTGCGCATGCGCAGGGCAGATAGCGAGCCCTGGGCCGCGCGCAGGCTCACGGACTGCGCCAGGATCAGGTCCGTCGCGGCCTGTGCCGGCATGCCCGCCGGCACCGCGAATTCAGCCACCCGGGGCGGCGCCTCGCCCAGGTAGCCGGCCTCTTGGAACGCGCGGGCCTGGGCTTCGCGTTCTTCGTACTCGATAGCGAAGCGCGTGAAGCGACCGTAGATTGCGGCCACGGCCTCATCGATAGCGCTGGCCGCCCCGGCCCGGTCGAAGGCGGGCGGCAGCGGTGGCTCAGCGACCACCCAGCGCCCACCGCCCCATGCCGCGACAAATCCATCTTCGGCCGGCGGCGGCGGCGTGCGCGTCCAACCGGGCTGCACGCCCTCATGGTCGGCAATGTGTCGGACTGCGCCGGTGGCGACGCCTGTGGCAAGGTCGTATTCGTGAACCGTCTGCATGGCATCAGCTCCTGATGTAGGTGGATGCGCGGTCCCCGCCCAGGCCGGTGTAGTTCGGCACAGCGAATTCCACGGAAGGATCGAACGGGTAGCCGTCGCGGTAGAGCGCGACATAGGGCGTCGTGGCATGGGGCACGACAAGGAAGTGCTCCATGTTGTTGGCGCCGAACCAGAACGAGGCGTCGCGCGCGTCGCTGGCGGGCAATCCCGTGGGGTCTGTCAGCTTGGTGAACACATCGCCGGCGCGCTTGTAGACCGTAATGAAGGGCGTGGTGGCGTGCGCTACTGCGAGGTACAGCCCATCCGGGCTGAACGCCACCCGGCGGGCGTTGCCTGTGGGCAGCGCCGCCGGGTTGGCTAGTTTGGTGAACGTGTCGTCGGTGCGCTTGTAGATGGTCAAAAACGGCGTGGTGGTATGGGCCACCGCAAGGTAGTTGCCATCGGGGCTGAACGCAGCGCCCGCGCCGTTGCCCGTGGGCAGCGCCGCTGGATTGGCCAGTTTGGTGAAGACATCGCCCGCGCGCTTGTAGATCGTGATGAATGGCGTTGTTATGTGCGCCACTGCGAGGTAGGTGCCATCTGCGCTGAACGCGCACTTGCTGCCTCCCCCCGCAGGCAATGCAGCAGGATTGGCCAGCTTCGTGAAGACATCGCCCGCGCGCTTGTAGATCGTGAGAAACGGCGTGAGGCTGTGCGCGACAGCAAGGTAGGTGCCATCGGTGCTGAACGCGCACCCATCCGCCCCCGTGCCCGGCGGCAAGTCCGCAGGGTTGGCAAGCTTCGTGAACGCGTCGCCCGCGCGCTTGTAGATGGTGATGCTCGGCGCCGTGTTGTGGGCCACTGCCAGGTAGGTGCCATCGTTGCTGAAGACACAAGCCAGCGCCTGCCCGGTCGGCAGCTCGGCCGGGTTGGCTAGTTTGGTGAACGTGTCTCCCGTGCGTTTGTAGATCGAAATGAAGGGCGTGAGCGAGTGCGCTACGGCGAGATACACGCCGTCGGGGCTGAACGCTCCGCCCCAGCCATCGCTGGCGGGCAGCGTGGCCGGGTTGCCGATCTTCGTCATCGGGTCGGTGAACGGGGTTGGCTGCAGCGCTGCCAGGTGGGGGTAAGCGCCGATCAGGTACAGCGCCCCGTTCGTCGGCAGCCAGGGCGGCGCCATGGGTCGCACGGTGGAAATGATGTCCCCCGTGGAGAAGTAGCCCGTCAGCGCCTCCCAGTCAGCAGATACGCCCGGCTGGCTGGACGTCACGTCGGCCAGGTCATTGAGCAGCATCCACAGGCCACCGGAGTGTTTCACGCTGGCCGGGCGGGCCAGCGCGCCCGCCTGGTCGGCCCAGTAGCCACGGAAGTTGGACATGGCCGCCGCCGAAGCCTCGGAATCCGCCGCAGCGACGGCGCTATCGCGTGCAGAGACCGCGTTGGCGTAGGAGGCCTGGGCCAGCGAATTCATACCAGGTACCGCATCGTTGCGCTGCCAGGCAATGGAGGCCTCGTACTGTTCGTCGAAGGTGACCTCGGGGTCGTTCGAGTTGGGAACCGGAGGGCCGTCAGGGATGGGTGTGGGTTCAATGATGAGCATGGCAATGACTCAGGTTGGAAGGCCTTCGAGATCGAAGCGGGCGGATGTACTGTTGAAGGAATCGCGGGTGACGTCTGACGACTTGAGCACGGCGAACAGCAGGCTCTGCCGCCAGCCGGGGCCGATGTCGGGGGCGTAGGCCACGCCACGCCCCAGCAGGTTGCGCAGCTGGAACAGCGCGGAGTCTTCCTGTCGGCCGCTGAGCTGCACGGTGCCGCTCATGTCGAAGCTGGTGCCGTAGATCAGCACCGAGGTGCTGCCGGTGTCCGGGTCGTTCTTGCGGGCAGTGAACGCCTTGGGCGCGCGGCTCAGGCCGTACTCAACGCCCCCGAAGTCCACGCCGGGGATGTAGCGCAGCTTGCCCACCTCAATCTGGCTGACGGCGCGCAGCTGTGCCCCGGAGCCTTCAATGGTGATGCGCACCTCGGCGTTGGCGAACATGGGCAGGCCAGTGACCAGCACGCGGTCTTCCATGATCCGCTGGCCGTATGCGTAGTCCCAGTAGCCCCGCGCCGCAGACTTGATGCGGCCCGAGCGCTCGAACACCAGCGGACCGCCCGGTCTGCTGTACACGCGCACGCGCCACAGCGCGCCTTTAGCGCCGAAGATGGCCACGGCATTGGCGAACCGCTGCGCGAGCCGGTACTCGATGTCGCCTGTGGTGCTCTTGAGCGGCAGGTTCTGGTAGACCATCAACCCATCGGCGCGCACCTGGGGCCCGAAAGGGAGGTAGCGCGCCGTGGGCCTCATGTCTGCCCAGGCGGTTTTGTCCACCTCTGGCGGGCTGGTGTTCGTTGCCGTGCGGGCAACGGCGCAGCGGAAGACGCGATGCAGTGCGGGCCGGATGACTTCGGCCCCCACCGCATACGCACCCACCGCCCACGCCGCTTCGCCCACAGCAGGCTCACCCACGCTGCCGGCCAGGAACATGGCATCGGTAATGGCGTTTCTCTCGATGTAGTACATGGTCGAATCAGAAAGTGGGCACCGCTGTCGTCACCAGGGAATTGCCGTTTTTGACGGCCACAAGCACATCGGCAGAGCGACCCGTGTTGTTGGCCGTCGCGGTGGCCGCAGCCTTGAGCGCTGCCACCTCGGCGGTCAGATCCTTCATCACCGCCTCCAGCCGGTCCGTGTTGCCGCCGCCGGTGAGTGCCGAGAAGATCTGCTGCTGGTTCCAGATACGCGAAGGGCCCGTAGCCTCCAGCTCCCAGCCCCGTTCACCGACGATGCGCAGGCCGCCGGCGTGGTCGCCGCCGCCGGCAAAGCCCGGGATGCCCGTGGCACCGCCGGTGCGCAGGTTCTCTTCGAGCTGCGCCACGGTGATGTTGTAGGCCGCAGCCACGTCGTGCATGGATGCACCCGTGTCACGCATTGCATCCACGACGCCCTGCGCCGTGATGCCGTTGGCGATTTCACGGTCCAGGTTCGTCCTGATTGCGGCGTAGTAGTCGGCCTCGCTGGCCCCGTTGGCAACATGCTGGTTGTAGAGCGACGAGCGTTGCTGCTCCCCGTAGCTGCTGCCAGAGGTGCCCACGAACGCGGCGCCGTACAGGGCTGCCATCTGCGCCCGGCTGGCCGTGCCGAGTGGTCGGCCGTCCGGGGTGTAGATCTGCCCGTCCACGTTCACCAGGTTGCCCGTGATCGTGTCCCAGCGTGCCTGGCGGTAGTTCGAGAACCCGGCAGCGTTGAGGCTTGCCGCGTTGTTGTTCTCGATGACCCCGTCCTCGGTCCACTTGTGGGTGCGCAGCCACTCGGTGAAGTTTGTGCCTCTCGCGTTCAGGCCGAAGTGCTCAGGGCCGTATTTGTAGAGCTGATAGCCCAGCACAGGGTCGATCCCCATGCCCTCATAGCTCAGCAGTGAGGCCGTGTCACCCCGGAAGAAGTCCGCGGCATCGCCCGGCATCTTGGAAAGATCGCTCCGAATGAGGGTGCTGCCGTCCGTAGCGAAGCTCGACCGCCCGGCGGTCATGATCTGCTCGTAGTCCTGGGCGTACTGCGGGTTGTTCTTGTAGAACAGGTACTGCCCGAACAGCTCCTTGTCGGTGCCGTCGGCCGCCATACGCGTCATGCGCATCCAGTCGGGCACGTCGTACTCTCCGCCCTTGAACAGGTTCGGGTCCGCGTTGTGCCGCAGGCCGTCATACCAGGCCTTGAACTTCTCGAAGCTGCCCAGGGCCTCCTCGGCGCCATAGCCCACGCGCTGCGCATACCCGCCGCCAGCCACGTAGCCACTACCACCTCCGCCGCCAGAACCCCCGGCCGTTGGCGGCTTGGTGGTGCTGCCGCCGTTGAAGATCTGCTGGCTCAGGCCATCGACGGCAGCGGTCATGCCCAAGATGGCTTCGTAGGTGCCGCTGGCCAGGTCGATCTGCTGCTGCCAGTAGTCCAGCGTCTGGTCGAGCTGCTTGGAGTGTTTCTCCAGCTCGTACACGGTGCGCTTTGCATCGGTCAGCTGCTGGCCGGCAAGGTCTTCCAGGCCTGAGAGCTGGCCCGCGAGCACCAGAGCGGCGTAGCCGCGCTCCTCGGAGCTGGCGAAGTTGCTCGCGTCCAGCCCGGCGCGCACGTCGCCGATGGCTTCGGCCAGCTTGTCGGCGTCGGGCAGATAGCCGGTGGACCGCGCTACAGCCAGGGCCTGCGCAATGAAGTCGCTGCCCTGCTGGGCCAGCATGCCGCGCGTGGATTCGACTTCGCCGTAAAGGCTGCGCACGTTCTCGTGCAACAGGTCGAACAGGCCAGACAGCTCGGACACTACCGATTCGGCCGCCTGCCGCTGGCTGTCGAGCAGGCGCTTTTGCGCGTCCACAGAACGCTGCAGGCTGCTGAATGCGGCGTTGCGCGCATCGTCGGCGGACTGCGTGAGCGACGCGAACATCTCAGAAAGCTGCACGAGCTTGCCCGCCGTCGCAGCCCCGCCCTCGCCCATCGCCCACTGGGCTTCAATCAGCGCCTTGAGTTCATCGCGGGTCTTGGGCAGGCTGAAACCCAGCTTGCCGAACTCGGCAGTGAGATCCGCGCGCAGCACCGCCTGGCGCTCAGCGTCGGAGTAGTACTCGCGGGTGAAGACGTCCATCGAGCGCACCAGAGCACCGGCGCCGCCGACGGCTTCGGCCATCTTGCTGACTGCTTCTTGCGACAGGCCTGCGAATTCGGGCATGAGCTTGCCGAACTGAACAAACGCCGCCCGGGCGGAGTTGATCTGGTCCACCGTGCCGGCCAGGTTCTCCAGCGTGGGGCTGTCGCCCAGGGCCTGCAGCATGTCGCGAGCCCAGTCCACATCGCCGATGGCTTGCACAAGGGCGTCCCGCGCGCTGAGGGCGTAGGCGGCCAGGTATTCCTTGCTGCCTGCTTCACCGTCGCTGAACACCTTGGGCGCCCAGGCGTCGGTCTGGGTGTCGCGCCAGTCGGCAACCTTCTTGCCCATCTGTTCAATGAGCAGCTGGCCCCAGGCGCCGTCTTTCGATTTGTCGTCTGCAAACGCGGTGGCAACGCGGTAGCCTGCCTCCTTGCCGAAGGTCGTAGCCGTCGTGTCCAGCATAGTCACCAGCGTGCGCGCAAGGTCGCCCGTGAGCTTGCCGGCGGCAGCGTCGTAAGTGCGCGTGTCAGCCAGGCCGTAATTGGCCGTGGTGTACTGGCCCGCACCGGTCACCAGACCATCGGCCGCGCTGTAGCTGGAGCCGCCGCCCATGTGGGGGGTGGATTTCTTGATGAGGCTGGACAGCAGGGCGATGCCGATGACGATGGGGCCGAGGGCGCCGGCCAGCATCCCCAGACCGCTCGCTGCGCCTGCCGCTGTCCCGGTACCAAGCAGCGACATCCCTGCCGTCAGCGAGCCACCGAGCGTGGTTGCCCCCGTAAGCCAACCAGCGCCCGCCGCCAGCGAGCCGGCCATGCCCCCCGCACCGAACAGGCTTGCCGCGCTCATGGCCGTGGAGGCAGCACTTCCGCCGCCGGACTGCCCCGCGCTCGTGCCCCCGAGCCCCAGCATTCCGGTGATCGCCCCCGCCACCGGGCTGACGATAGCGCTCACAACGGGCCGCAGCACCATGGTCTTGAACATATTGACGACCGTGTCGCGCATGTTCTTGGCGAAGTCCTTGCCCGCCTCGAAACCGCGCATCAGCGCGTCGGTCAGCGACTGCTCGATGCGCTCGGAGGCGCGCTCGAACTCCTTCGCCGCCTTGTCGGCCTCCTTTTTCAGGTCGGCCTCTCGGTCGAGCTCTACCTGCCGGGCAGCGCCGTCGCGCTTCGCCTGGGCCAGGTCGCGGTACGCCTGCGCCTGTTTGCGGAGCATCTCGTATTGCTGCTCGTCCAGGTTCTTGTCCATCGCCTTGATGGCCTGCAGATCCAGGTCGGTGGCGAGCATGTCGAGCTTGGCGGCGTCCAGCTCGGTGATGGCCTCCTTCGTCAGCCCCAGGCGGGCGTTCTGCTCCTGCTGCGCCGTCACGGCGGCGCGCATCTTCTCCAGCTCCTTGGCCTGGGCGGCAAGGGCGTGGTCGCGCACCTTGGCAAGCTCCGCAGTGGCCTTTTCCGCTGCGGTGGTGGCCTTGGTCTGCTCGTCCATGAGCTGCTTCGCCATGGGCTGCTTGGCGATCAGGGCGGTCACCAACTCGATGTAGCGCGCCTCGCTGATGTTTCCCTTGTCGCGAATGAGCTGCAGGCGCTTGAGCTGCTCCTGGTAGTCGGCATTCACCCCCGAGAGGGTGGAGAGCAGCGCTGCCTCGCGCTCGAGTTCCTTGCGGGCGTCGCGGCTGGCCTGGGATTCCTTCTCGGCGTATTTCTCGCGCGCGGCGTTCACGAGCTGCGCGCGCTCGGCTGCACTGGCGCCGGAGCGGTCGGCCAGTGCGTTGGCCTGGGCGATGGCGATCGCCAGCTTTTCCTGCTTGCTGGCCGACTGCTCCAGGGCCAGGGCCAGCTCCAGCCGGGCCTTGTCCTTGGCGGCCAGGTCAGCCTTGATGCCTGCGGCACGCTCATCGAGCCGTGCCGTCTCGCGCAGGGTGTCGTGCAGCGCCTTGGCGGCTGCCAGCTGCCCGTCAAGGTCGCCGGTGGCCATGCCGCGCGATCGCCGGCCCTCCACCTGCTTTTCAAGGTACGCCACGCGCTCGCCGGCCTTGGAAAGCTGGTCGGCAGAGCTGTCGGGGCGCCCGATGTTCAGCATGGCGTCCCATGCTTCCTTGGCCAGGTCGCGCACGCCGCGCCAGGCGCGCTCCATGGTGCCCAGGTTCTTTTCGATCTTGGCGGCCCGGTCCCGCAGCATGTCGGCTGCGGCGTTCTGGGCGATGGAAACGGCCCGCTCGGTATCGCCCAGGTTCTCGGCGGCCTTGATCTGGGCGTAGGTGCCGGCGGTGAGGTAGTTCAGCGATTCGTTCAGGCGCAGGCTCGCCTTCACAGGCTCCTTGCCCAGACTGGAGAAGATTTTTTCCGTCTCGCTGATGGCCTGGCCGGTGGCCCGCTCCATCTCGACGGCGGCCAGGGCCACCTTCTCCAGGTTTTCGCGCGCCACCTTGCCGCCAGCCGTCATGGCCGTAAGGGCGGCGGCGGCATTGGCCTGCGTGCCCACCACCCCATCGATGCGCTTGGCCATGTCGCCGAGCTGCCCCGCCGTCACGTCGGCCGCATTGCCGGTGAGGACGATGGCCTTCTCATACCCCCGCGTTTCCTGCTGGGCCTGGTGGTAGGCCAGCCCCACGGCCAGCGCGGCGGCGGCGGCCGTGGCGGCCACCGGGCCCAGCACCGTGAGGGCGCGGGTGGCCGTTTGCACTGCGGTGGTCTGGCCGGTAATGGCATCCGTCACCGCGCCGGAAACGGCAGCGGTGCGGCCTTGCACCTGGTTGGCGGCCGCGTTGACGTCCTGAACCGTCTGGGCGAGTTCGCTCTTGAACTGCGCACGCTCCAGCAGCAGCTTCACCACCAGCGTGCCCAAGTTCATGATCCCTGCCCTCCCTATTTCCTGCGGCGCTTCAGCGCCAGTTCGTTGTCTGCCTCCAACACGGCCAGCTCGATCGTGTGCAGGTCATCGGCCCAGGCCTGCAGCTGCTCGCCTGGCACGCCCCGGATGCGCGCCACGGACTCCATGCCTGGGTAGTCCATCGCCACCCGCATGGGCGGGGCCATGCCGCCGCCGGCGTACACCCACTGCGTTTGGCCCTTGAGGTAGAACTGCCACACGGTCCAGTTCTCATCGAGCACCCAGCACACATTCGGGTCTTGGGCACCGGCAGTGCCGCGCTCCCTGCGCACCTTCTCGATCTCGGCTTCGGATGCCCCCATGCGGCGCATCCCCTCCTCCAGCGCCGCGTCCACCACCACCGCCGAGCGCTCCTGGGCCGCGCCGATGCCGGCCCAGGCGCGCGCGGCGCTTACAAGTTTTTTGCCTTGGCGCCGCTGCTGGCGCGGTAGAAGGCCAGGGCAATGTGGTACGGGGCCGATGCGATGGCCAGCACTGCCTCGCGGGTTTCTTCGCTGTACGGCACCGGCTGCTTGCTTTCCTCGTCGACCATTTCCCAGCCCACGAGCTGCTTGCGCACGGCCTCGGCGTCATCGCCTTCGCGCAGTGCCTTGATCTCGTCGGAGGTGGCGGGCTTGAAGTGGGCCGTGAACTTGTTGTTGTCCATGCCGCCCTTTTCGTTGGGCACGGGCACGGTGACTTCGACGGGGAAGAAATTGCGTGTCTTGAAACTGAATGCCATGGCTGGTTCCTATGGATGGGTTGGTTGATGAGGGAAGAAATGCGGCGTGGCAGCGGTCACATGAACGTGAGCACCACCTCGTCGTTGCCGGCGTCTGGCATCACGGCAAAGTTGCCGTTCAGCATGGCGGTCTTGTCCAGGTCGCTCAGCGAAGGCTCCTGGTTGAACTGCAGCTTGGGCAGGGAGATGCCCACGATGTTCCCGGGCACCAGGCCGTGCACGATCTCCAGCGGCATGACCGTGCCGTTGACCACGTGGGCCGCCCAGTCCTTGGTGGCCACCTTGGTCATCTCGAACACGGCGCTGGCCGTTGACTTGCGGTCGGGGCTGCGCACGCCCGACTGGTTGATGAGGTCGCGCCATGCCACCTGGTTGGCCAAATCCAGGCTGAACGACTTGGTGGCCAGGTCGAGCCCGTCGAGGGAGAACGTGGCCGTGTTGTCGTCGCCCACCGTGAGCGGCTGCTGGAAGCCGGTGAACGAGATGCCGGGAGGGAACACCGCGTCTTCGACGGGGTGGTACTTGCCGATGTAGTTGAACTTGAGCACCGGGATTTCCTCGGCGTTCAGCGACAAGCTCCAAGAGCCCTTGGCGTCGGACATCTTGAACAAGATGCCGTCCATGTACGCAAATAGCGTGAGGTAGTCGCCCTCGTCGCCGTGCGGCTGGTAGACGGCGCTGGTGGCTGCGGTGATGGTCTCGCTCATGTCGCAGCCCAGCAGCAGCGGGGCGAACTTGGGCGCGGTACCCGCGGCGCCGGAGCCGGCCAGCTCCACCTCGAACTCGAACACGCGGTGCCCGCTGGCGAACAGCGCGCCCTGGTTGCCCTTGGAGCCGCGCAGCAGGTTGCGCTCCACGAACTTGCCCTTGATGGGCTGGGGCGTGAGGCCCCGGCAGAGGATGGCGTTATCGGCGGCGGTGGGCGCGGCGGGGGTGCCTTTGGCGGTCTGCTTCTTGGCCAGCAGCACCATGTTGCTCATGTTCAGGCTCATGATCGTTCCTTGGAAGTGGAGGGGGTTGCGTCAGCGCCCGGGGTCAGGCGGGGCTCTTGCCGTCGGCGCCAGGCGCCTTGGGCTGCGTGGGCTCCTCCACGCGGTGGCGCTTGCCGGTGAACGGGTCGCGCTCGAAGCGGCCGGCCTTGCCGGTGAACTCGTCGGCGGGCCAGCCGCCCTCGGGTACGGGCATGGGCTTGCGCTCGCCGTCCTGCGGGGCTGCCTGGGGGGTTGTCTTGGGTGCCATGGTGGTTCCTTTCAGGTGGCAAGGGGCCGCACGTCCAGGTCCAGGACGATCCAGCCGTAGGGGTGTTCCAACTGGCGGCTTTGGCGCCAGTCCTTGGGCAATGCGCTGTCAAAGGGGCGCGGCGTGCCGGTGTCGCGCACCCAGTCCAGCACGTCATGCAGCAGGGCCAGCTCGGCCGCTTCCACGGCCTCGGGCTCGGCGTCGTCGGCCACCTTGATGAAGCCCACCACGCCCAGCGACACGCGGCCCAGCTGGCCCTCGCGCCCCCGGTAGTTGGCGAAGTTGCCGCCGCCGTTGCTCACCAGGCAGAGCACGCCCTTCGCCATGGCGTCGGGGTCGTGGTTCTGTGGATCCAGCACCAGGCTGCGCTGCACCTCGCGGTGGGGCAGCTTGGCGGCCATGCTGGCCCTGATGCCTTCCAGGGCGGTGTCCGTGGGGTTCGGCGTCATGCCACGCTCCCGCCGCCCTGCCGGGCAAGGTAGTCACGGCCCGCCTGCTCCAGGCGCCCGGGGAAGATGCGCTGCATCATGTCCGCCGTGGGGCCTGCGTAGGGGTGCGGCTTGATGCCGTGGTGGCGCACATGCCAGGCCAGGCCCTGGTAGCGGTCGCGCAGCTCCAGGTTCTCGTGCACTGCGTTCATGCTGGTCTTGCGGGCGCGGCGCCGGCCGG